CTTCTTGAGATGGAGCGATCTCAAGTGCCTCTACCAACAACTGCCAACATTCTTTCTTTTCCATACCTAATTATATCTGAGTTCCTTATCCACCGAACGCTGCCTGCCCTACTACCTCAGCCATCTCGTTGTAGGTCATGTTCTTATCTTTGTGTTTAATATCATAGAACGTTAGAGGGTCTGTGTTAACGGCTGATGCATTACCATCTGTTGACTCTACTAGGCTATCTACTAGCGCATCGTAGGCATCGTACGCCTCGTCCAGCTTCATGTTGAATGTCTCTTCTTCACTGCGAGCATTGATCGTATGAGCTGAGTCCTGGATACGAGTTAATCTATCATAGGATCTTTGAACTGCTTCCATTAGGTCTAGTGTGTCTTTAGTCATTGTATTCTTATACTCAATCTGATTTAATGGTTTAGCTTAATTGAATGAACAATAGCTGCTTCAGCTCTCCGACACATCAGATCTTCGTTTACATTAAACTTATGCGCTGCCTTCTTAACCATGGCGTGTAGTTCTGATCGAGTAGGCGTTTGGTCGTGCTCTTCCATAATCCATACCAGTCCTTGATCTAGAGCTTCTTCATTTTCTTCCATACCTAATTATATCGGAGTTCCTTATTTAGAGGCTACCGACCTTTTCTAGAAAATCCATGACTTCGCGGTGCGCGTGCCACTAACACTCCATGTAGATCCTTGATAATCTCATCCTTCTTAACAATCTCTTCTTCAAGGGTATTAATACGTTCAATGAGAGCGTTTCGCGCAGCCCATGCACGATCAATGAGAGCACTTACTTCTACCTCTTCGGCACGAGTCCTACGCGCAGTAAGCTCTAAAGCTTCTACCAGCTGTTCAATTTCTTCTTTTTTAGTCATATTTGTTAAAGGTATCAGAGTTCCTTTTAAATTGGTGGAGCGGGTGGGAATTGAACCCACATCCGTTAAACATAACGTCGAAACCAGTCCGCCCCTCACATATATTATATCAGAGTTCCTTATAAAATTGACAAAAAAAGACCATCCGAAGATGGTCTTAATTATAGTTTAGCCACCTTTCTGTTAGCTAATCTCTTTTGTATAGGTTGTAGCACTATAATCTTCAATGAAATCTTTTAAGTGTTGCTCAGCATCCTCTTCCTCATCGAAGTCTTCACCGTCTGCTCTCGCTTCATCACGTGCGATGTTAATACAATCAAACACTGAAGCTACATACTTTTCATCACCGATAGCAGTAACGTCAGCATAGTATCCTTTTGGCTCCCCACTCTCAATACTAACAGCTGCCCATCGCCTTGGGTCTGTACTTTTCCATACAAGCATGTTTTCTTTCTGATTACTCAAGAGAGTCTCTACTGATTCTTCTTCTTCACCTGTACGCTCTCTTGTTCTTCGCGCGTCATACCAGTTACTATCACTCGGCGGTTTGATTCCACGCGCCTCGCGCTTCTCCTTATCCTTCTCATGATACCTGGCCGAGTTATCTTTAAACCTACGCTGCATTGCATCATATTTAGCCTGATCTGCCGGAGTTCTTTTTTTATAAGCCTTGTCATTAGGATCATATTCCTCGTTAAGAATAACTGCTTCAGCTATTTCCTCTAGTTTCTTCGTTCCACTATTCCACGATCTCGCACTCATACCGTTATTTAGTCGTCACTACAATGTAATCGTGAAAGTTCTTATAACTATCCGCATATTCAATACAATCTTTAAAGCTTCCAGCATGATCGATATAAGATGAGTCAACTACAAAATACTCTCCTGATTGTAGGGTATTAGCTTCTGACCCTCTTGCGAGGTGGGTGGATGATAATCTCCACCCCATCGCATCTTTCTTTATGATTGTCTTGAATTTAAGAGAGTCGGATGGGTGTGATTCAGCTTCGAACATATTTAACATCTTGTTAAGCTGCCATTTAGTTAAAGAGACACATGCTTCCGCGCCTTCTGGACATAATTCTTTAACTGTTTCCTTTATTTGTACTTCAATCTTTGGTTCTTTATAACCATTCCATGCAGCAAATCCAATGCAAGTTGTTAATCCTGTTAAGAATACCAATTTCATGAAGCGTTCAGTAGTACTTTTTGTCTTTTTCATAATATTATTATACGAGAGTTCCTTTGGTATTATAGGTGGGAATCGAACCCGTAACCTCACGCTTAAAAGTTATCTGCAAAGATAATATCAGTAATTACACTTATTATATCTCCTGATAGTTTAAGAGTGAGGTAGACTAATACAATTAATGCTGCAATCTTTAACTCTCGGTTGCTCATATCTAATATTATTAAAGTTCCTTTGTATAGATATTATGTTTGATGATTTTATTTTCCGTAATAACTTTTGGATGGAAGTATTTCTCTAGGTTTCCAATATCATTCTCTACAAAATCTTTAAACTGTAATCCTCCTGTGTAATAGACGGCGTGATAGAACGTTTCAAATTCACCTGGAACATGTTGACGTTCATCAACTAATACACACTGCTCTATTATGGTTGAGAGTTTAATCATCTATAATAGAAGTCAAGTAGGAATACTAGTAATGCTCCAAATATTAAAGTTAATGCTATTTCGGTGCTCATATTAATGGGTTAAGTTTGTTTCTCCGCGCCAGAGACTAAGCTCCCAAGCTCTTCTCTTCTCGAGACCTTCTCGGACTTTTCCTCCTGCCATACGATACTTAGGAAGGAGCTTCTCGATACTCTTATAGTTACCACTGTTTAATCTAGAAGGGCCGGAGATAAGATTATTTAAATTAGTCATACCGCAGTTAAAAGCGAAGGATGTGAGCGCATTTAGCTGATTATCCGTCAGATCTACTGTTACTGCTTGTCTAACACGCGCTCTCACGTTTGTAATCTCATTTGACAAGATACGTAAAGCACTGGATTTACTCAATGAGCCCTTGTTCACGATGTCAGGTTTTGTGCACCCATAACCGATAGTTGCAACTCCAGCACAGCAGTAATATTTTTTGCTTTTATATCCTTCGAAATATTTTACTCCTTCCATCATCATCCGGTCCCAATCAACCGGAGCTTTCTCTCTGACTCGCGGTCTAACTATAATTGGCTCTTCCGAATGATATCGAGGAACTTCAATAATTAAAGGCACCTTATAGGTAACAATTATATATTCCTTTACTACAACGGGAACTTCTATACGTTCGAATATAACTTCATGGGTAGATCTAGGCATACTATAAGTAGTAAAACCTAAGACTCCAAGAATGGAAGCAAGAATTGTCGCTCTCATAGCTCTATTATAAATTAAAATTTAGTAAATCAAGTGATAAATTCCAAAAACCGTAAGGGTTATAACCAATACCATACAACAACCAATAGTAATTTTTTCAAAGAACTCTTTATTCTCTTCTTTCATACTCTAATTATATGAGAGTTCCCTCTGAATTATATCTCTGGATCTAGATACTCTACCTCTTTGTTCCCATCGATAGAGTAATGCTCTATCCAAGATCTCTTACCCTTTCGGCAAGTAACCCGTGTTACATCATGGGTTACACCGCGATACTCTCTATCCTCTCGGTATCCAGTACTGGTGGTCATTGTAATCTCTCTATTTAGAAGATCATATTGATATTTAACGGCAAAGCCGGAGAGGAACGTCCGTTTAATTACGTTACATCTTACATCTCTTTCTATCATCATACTACCATCAAGCTCTACCTTCCTCTTGACAAAGAAAGACTTGATTAAATTTAGAAGGGTCATACCTTTATTTAATCAAGTTCGTATTGCTTCATAATCTAATTATGACAGAGCTCTTAAATTTCTTCTGCTATTCCGAGACATTCCGCTACCATAAACAATATGGCTAAGCAAAAAATGCCTGCCTCGGGTGAGGTACCTGGTATTAATGCAGGGATGCATCCTAAAATACGCACAACTGATTTAATTAATGAAAAGTAAAAGTGTCTGTTTGACTTGGATTCTTTTGGTTCTGGCATTTAATTTTTAGTTGATTTTTTTAGAATTTGCTTTAGGAGTCTTTTATCACCTTCTAATTTTTTAATCTTTAACGAAAGATCAATTACAAGTTGTCTATATTTTTTTAACTTCTCGGCTTGTTGTTCTTTGCGAGCTACAAGCGCTCTTAATCTATCAAATAGTCTTTTCATAAATTAGTCTTTGTAAGTTCATCTTTAATATCATACATACGGAATCTATGATTCTTTAGCACATAATCTTTGATTGCGCTTTCTAGGTCCTCATGAGGGAGATCAACTCTATCAATTAGATCTTCATAAAGTCGGTCTTGCTCTATCTGCAAAACTTGAATTTGATCTCTTACATCTTTAATGTCTTTAATTACGTTTTCCATTATGCTAACAGTAGTTTATGTGTTCTTGCTGAGAGAGTATTCTTGCTAAACGATCTAATGAACTTCTCTGTTGATTGCTTACCTGAGTGAGTTTCGAATTCAGTAATGGCATTAAGAGCATCCCATTTACTTTCCCCCGAATTACCTCTACCGTTAAAGAATAGACCTACAATCTTATCTCGCTTTGTTTGCCTTTTAACTGATTCTTCTTCTTCAACTGGTATTAAGGTCTGCACTAACTTAGTCATTTGATTACGATCAAACTTTTGACCTCTCAACTTACGAGCATCACTCGCGAATCTAATAGTATTCGATACGTTAGATTTAATCTGATTTACCATAGTCTCAATCTTTTCCTCGAAGGTAGCGGCATGCCTAACACCATCCAACTTACCTAACGATTGATCTTTGCTAATAATATGCATGGCGTTATCACAAGTTACTCTAATAGTAGAAGGTAGAGTCTTATTAGAACCCATTCCTGTATTATCGATAACAGTATAGAAGTGAGGCTGAATAACATCACCATCCATATCAATGTCATGTAAGAGACGAGATCGAACTACCATTTTACGTCCACCTTTTGATTCAGCAAAACCTGTATGCTCGATATCACCAATGACAGTTGAAGCATCTTTAATAACATTAAGCATCTCCTCAATCTGAATAGGTCTGTAACCTTCTTTAACAATTCCAAGATGCTGACTATTGTCAACTCTTTGCAGAGAATATGCTTTAGGAATACTATTCCCATTCACATCTCTAAGTGCTACCTTCTCTACCTCAAATTGAGGCACTTCGTCTAGTGTTGTAATCTCATTAAAAAATCCCATAACGTCTTCTTTCTTCTCTTTAATTATACGAGAGTTCCTTTACGATGACACTATTTATTTCTCTTCGTATGATTACTAGCGGATCGTTGTAGACATTACCAGCCTCTATTGTAGATGCATTTAATTTAAAGTATGCATCTGCTTTAAGATTGTTGTGAAATTCTGGAGTATTTGGTACCGTTTCATATTTAAACCCCCTATCGTAACATATTAAGTGAATTTGCTTATAGCCCTTCATTTAAATTCTAGTTTAATGGCTCTTGTAGTACCTGCAAGGACTAAAATGACATTTTTACTTTTTGGCTGGAGTTGAACTCGGTGAAGGTGAGCTTGTAACTGTTGAGCAACTTGTAGAGGGTGAGCAAATAGATGCAGTAGAGCAAATAGATGCAGTAGAGCTGTGAACTGGCTTGCGGCTAGCAGAGGGGCTTGATGCTGAGTAACTTGATGGTGTTGAATTAGGTACTGACTGCGAATATACTTTAAACTCAGACATGTCTATATCTGTTAATGTATACCCTGTACTGATACCAGCTTTAGCATCAGTATCAACAATCAATCTATTTAAATCATTATAGTTACGTGCTTGACCAAAGAAGTTACCTACCATCGCTGTTGACCATACACTGAAAGGTACCAGCTTAGTACCAACAATAAACATTGAAGGGCTGCCAGAATCACCACCGATTACCGGACCAGACCATTCACTAATAGCATTTTTTGACTGCCTCGCTCTTTGAAAGTAACCAGCGTTAGACGGGTTATAAGTTAAAGGATCTGGATCTTCAAATACTCTAAATATAATATTATTAAGTTTACTAAATAGTGACTGCTCTTTTTGATTTGTGTGGACAAAGAAAACGTCTTTTGCCTTCCAAGTAGTATCATTAAACTCTGTATTATCTAGATACTTATAAAAGTCAGGAGGAAGTACTTCAAGCGGTTCAATTGAATCCGGTAAATCAGAGTCCAGTAGACCTATAATATAATCACCTTGATTGTATGATACTGATCTATATAATGGAGATTGATGTGCAATAACTGTTCTCTCTATAAGAGTATTATCTCTAGCAACAAACCACACTTTATCACCCGCCACATATGCAGCATGCCTTGAGCTGAGGATATGTCGAGGTGTTATTGCATACCCGCCTAGTTGTGTGCCTTTTGGCTTTCCGTATTTTCTATCATTCCATGCAATAATACCAGTAACCCCTTCTAAATTATGTAAAGGGTTATTTGTATTACGGGTGAGTGAATCTACAGCTGTATAATTACTAAATATAAATTTATCAGTATCAGCATTCTTTGCAGCTATTACAGCGAGTAAAGAGTTGTTAGTACTTTCAGTAAAGGGTACAGTATCGCGCCGAGCTGATGGACTTGCTGATGGCTTCGATGGAGTTGGACTTGGTGCTGGTTCACATCTAGCTACTGGACTTGATGATGAGTAAGAACTAGAAGAAGGTGGGCAGCTGCTAACAGAAGAAGATGGTAATGAACAACAAGCTACAGTAGAGGATGGGGATGGTGATGAGCAACAAACTACAGTAGAGGATGTAGATGGTAATGAACAACAAGCAACACTAGCTAGGGCTTGAACCTCCGGGAGGGTATTTTCCTTTTTTGGAAACAACCATTTTAGCCAGGTTTTGGCAAAAATATTTCGTAGCATACAAACTACACTTGACTTACAGTTATCATTGGAATGGTCATTACTCATAAACGTATTTAGGTTCTACGCTCCTTTATGCTACCATAAGAAAGTAAATGAGCAGTTTAAAGACTTACTCAGGTCATTATTGTTATTACTTCTTAGGAGCCGGCTTCTTCGTGCCTTTAGCTCCCTTAGGTAGCTTACCTTTACCCTTGGACTTTTTAGCATTCTTACGACGCTCAGTCATGGCAGCTTTACGCTCTTTCTCGTCAAGCTTACCATCTTTATTCTTATCGAACCGCTTCATGAAAGCGGCCTTCGCAGCTTTACGTTCAACTTCACAAAGTTTTCCATCTTTGTTCTTATCGAACTTGGCCATGGCTGGTGAAAGCTTACGCTTACCATCAACCTTTGCTTTATGCTTGTCAGCTGATTTGATCTTTTTAAGGACCTTAGCTGCTGGTGTAAGCTCTTTCTTACTGTCTTTACGATCATCACTCGCGCTTGCAGTAAGCGTTAGTGCTGCAATTACAATTGCTGTTAGTTTCTTATTCATTGTCATAATATTTATCATACCAATTATCGGATGGCTTAATAATAAAGCCAGCTTCTTTTTCTACATTAGGTAGTTCATTAGTAGAGCCTAAACGCCACATTAATGTGTTTCTTTTATAGAGAGCATCATCAACTTGCCTTTCAAGCCATGTTTGGTTGTTAAAACATTTCACGAACTTAAGCTCGCCTTTCTTTTTAAATATATTCTTAATTAGATTAATCATTATCTTATACTTGTTGGTTAAGGAAATTGAGGAAGTTTTCTACATCGTCAATATCTTTGTCGGATACTTCTGTACCCGGTTTATTAATAGCATCGGTCACATCGGCTTTTAAGTTCGATAAGCCAGCTTCTACTGACTCAAACTTCATTTCAATGAATGCTTTGAGCCCTTCTTCAATCGACACCTTATTGTCGATACAGTAATCAAATACTTCTTCTGGTACACTTTCTTTCTTGTTTGTCATACTCTAATTATACGAGAGTTCCTTTTGATGGCACACCCAACAGGACTTGAACCTGTAACCTACGCATTAGAAGTGCGTTGCTCTATCCAGTTGAGCTATGGGTGCTTTTTTTATCATCAATAATATCAATAATAAGACCTAATTTCTTTAGCTCTTCTAATTGATCTACCTCTACTCTAACATCGCTAGATTTACCCTCCAACGTAGACTCATCTACAGATTCTAGGAAGTAATCTCTCCCGAAGTTTGTTTTGTTATCCGTTGGCATAAGTTATATCTGCGATGTAATTAAGAGTTTTAGATTTAAGATTCTCGAAGAACCAATAGGCAGTCTCATCAACAGTTTCATCTTTGCTATTTAACTCTCGATCATTCCATTGATCGATAATAGTACTAGCGAGTTCTTCTACTACTGGCTCTTTATCTGATCGTACAGGTAGATTTTGCTCTAGACGTTCTAACTCTTCATATTTATCTTTAGGAGCTCTGCGATTATAATGCGCCGCCCATCCATCGATATACTCATGAAGATACTTAATTCGATTTAGCCTTTGATTCTCCGTCATCCTATTTATTATACTAAAGTTCCGTTGTTGATGAGATAGCATCTACAGAGTCTACTCTAAATGAGCGCCATCCTTCAGCTTCTACATCATATACACGTAAAGACTCTTCTGTATTATAGGTAAAGGTACTACCCTCTTGAGGATGTTTACTCTTCGGAATAATATCCATGCTAGTAGTGCACTTCATCTTACGTTTATCTCCATTCTTCTTTGTAAATTCTACAATAAGAATATCTCCTCTACCTAATATATGTTTAATTTCTCTAAGCATTGATTATGTTTGCTAATGTTTTCTTCCAGACAGCAGTCTTACCTCTTCCGAACTTAACTAACTTACCAGAGCTAACGAGCTCTCTAAGAGCTACGTAAGCCTGTCCCTTCGTTAAGTTGAACTTAGACATAATACCTTCTTCTGAAATTGTGGGAGGGTCCATAGCCATGATACCCTTATATAGCTTCTTCTTCCGACCAGCTTTTGATAATACTCTCTCCTTAGACTTCTTACCAATCATCTCGAAACCTTTACGGCCGATGGTAGCTTCAATATCGCAAGTAGATCCGAAACGATTCTTGTACGTTGAGATGATACGAGCAGTATCGTCATCGCTATCTGTATCATGACTTATCATAATATTAACGTCGACTGAATGAGGAATTAGAGTAGAGCCTTTAAGCTTGCCTGCCTTAGTAAGATGCATTACGTAAATCAAAGCGCACTCTGACTCTTTAGCTTTCCTTCCTAAAGTATATACAGCATATTTCTCTAGTTCACTACTATTCATCTTCTTACTCGATGTAAGAGCCTGGTATGAATCAATAACAAGTATATCTAAATCATCCATAGCGTCAGCTAGAACGTCAATATCAGTCTCGTTAGCAATACTTACGTTCTTAACGTCTAGACGCTTACATGTAAAAGCTAACTGAAAGGTATTCTCTTCGCCTGAGGCGTAACCGGTTGCGTATCCATTATTATTGAGACTCTCTAACATCTGAAGAAGCAGAGTAGTCTTACCACAACCAGCCTGAGCAGTTACAGTCGCGGCAGATCCAGGTAGTATCCCCTTACCGAAGATCTCATCGAACTCAACAATACCAGTTGACATCCGCTTGAAGTAAATATCCGGAATCTTAATCTCGGATACTTTCGTAAATTTAGTTGAATTAATTCCTAAGTTCATATTTGTCGTGCTTACAATATAATTATATCAGAGTTCCTTCAGGATTTACCACGCGAAATGAGGCTTCGTGTCGTGCTTTTCAACCATCTCATAATGAAGCTTAAGAATCTCCTCTTCAATAATCATCTCTTCCTTAAAATCACCCATTTCTATATGAGTTAGACCATGCCTTGATGCATAATCTAAATCGTCTGACGTTAGAAAAGCTCTCAGCTCCCGTTTAGGAGCTTTAGTAAGAGTATCCCCGGGCTTGAGGTGGCCCATTTCAATTAAATCTTCTCTAGTTGGTTGCATACCATTATTATACGATAGTTCCTTTTGCGCGCCAAGCGTCAAATGTAGCTTTAAAGGGCTTATCTTCAATATTCTCTACAAGCTTAAGCATTTCAGCTGCAAGCTCTCTAATTTCTTTTTGTGCATGCTCACTCTTTCTTAAGCTAATAAAGTTTGCAAATGATCTCATATTAAATGTGATATCAGCTTGTATTTGACTGTTGTAAGTCTTAAAGAAACGAGCACTTTCCTTAGCGCGCACTCTACCTAAGCTTGGCTCTAGCTCAGCGATGCACTGATGATAGAGTACGTTACCAGTCTGTACAAAATCTGCTAATTTTGTTTGCCAGTGAGCTTCCCAATCGTCTGGAATAAAGTATTTGTCTTCTTTTAGTTCTTTGTATCGCGCCGACTCAGCATTGAGCGAAGATAATCTATGCTTAAGTAAATGAATGTGACTGGCAATATCACAATTAACAAGGAAATGGACGTTACCTTTCTCAAAAGGGGTCTCATGTCCATTCGTCCAAAGCATGTTAATGAGCTTCGGTATCCTTTGTTTTTTCTTTGCATCTAATTCTCTACTGGTTGAAGTCCAAGCACTGCATGCTATAACTTCATCACTGCCATAATACCCTAATAGTTCTACGGTGTTATTCATTTAATTAACTAAACTATTTCTTTGCAACTTCAAAAACTTCTTTAAACTTTTTATAAGTTATAACCTCTGTACTATCAGAGTCAATCTCTACACCAACATCCTTAGCCCAATCACTTGGAGTTTTTTTCGCGAATGCTTTATCATAGTTACTAATATAGAGCTCATTAGGAGGATCTGACTTAATAAACTTACCTGTAACTTCGTTCTTTGCGATGTTTATATTACTGAATGCCATAACTTATATTAATCTATATATGCCCCTTATCAACTTAAAAGTCCTGCCAAGTCGTTAATACTTCAGGCATATTAGCTTCTAGATTGTTAGCTAGCTTTTGAAGCTCAGGCCTTATTTCATCTAACTCTTCTAATAATCGTTGAGCATACCGAGCGTCATTCTGTGAAAACTCTTTTACTTCATGCATTAGTAATGACCCATGTAAGTCTTGTATGAAAAAGAAAGCATCTTGAACATAGTGCCCATTATTCATACGGCGACCGTTTTTATCTTTACGAGCAGACATTCTTACTAAAGTTCTTCACAGCGCTTCGAGCACCATTAGGTATATAATACTTCTTATTAACACGCCACGACTCAGCCGAATGAATCTCAAGCTGACCTCCAGTCTTATGATCATAAATCATCACACCCTTCGGAGGTTCTACAGGATTAGCATTAGCGCAATCAATACAATTACTAAAGCCATGCGCGACACGAGCGGGATGAATAGGTTTACTACAATTACAAATACTTTCCATTACTCTATTATTATATGAAAGTTCCTTATCCTGTATGAGGGTACATTCTACCATTTAGCAGTATCGGCAACATAAAAAACCCTCTGCAGAAAAATCCACAGAGGGTTGAGTTGTCTTAATTTAGTTTAAAAGGATGTACTAAAGGAAATTCCTGCAAGAGTCTCATCATCTGAACCAGCATAGATGGTACCAGCAGTATCAGATGCTACATTTACAATAGAAGCAAATGGTGTAAGAGTAATACCACCAAAGTAGTCAAGATCGTAATCTTTACTAAAGGTTAGCTTTGTATGAGTAAACTCTGACTCATCAAAGCTATAACCAACAGTAGCAGTTAGGTCAATAAACACTTCGTTATTTTGTACAAACGGGAATGGATTAATTGAGCGTTTAGCAGTAAGTTCAAAGTATCCCAATCCGTCACCTTCTGTAGCAAAGTACTGAGTACCTGACACATCAGCAAAGGAAAACTCCTTAGCAATTGAAACTCCAATTTCACTAGTTACATCACCAGCAATATCTGTTCCTCCAGAATAATGCTTATAAGCTACACCTGCTGTAAACTCTCCAACTCCTTCAAATGAGAAGTCGCGAGTAAATCCAACAGATAAATTAGTATTATTTAGCAGAGAGTTATCAGCATACGAAAAAGAAGCTTCTAAACGAGCAAAGTCAAAATCATAACCTGTAGCAATACCGGTTACCTTATCATTTTCTCCAAATTTAGCTCCTCGCCAAACATCTGTATCTCTATAAGTTGAGGTGATCTCAATTGGAGGTACTGTAATATCTGCAGAGGTAAAGCCAACTGCAGCCAACGTAGTTAATAGAATAGTTTTTAACATATCGACATTATTGTATCCTATAAAAGCATACATGCAACTTAAAAATGGCTCCGGAGGTAGGGTTCGAACCTACGACCTAGTGATTAACAGTCACCCGCTCTACCGCTGAGCTACTCCGGACTATACAATAATTTAATAGTCAACTAAAGTAAATCAATTACCTTTCTTAAGAAATCTAAAAGGATTCCTTGCAAAGGCTTTACCTATTTTAACGACACCTTGCAAGATTTCTGGAGAAATAGCACCAACTACACCATATATTAGAGCTCTATGTAGGTCTGCCATAGGCATGTCTCGTATAAATGACCATATAACAGTAGTTAATATAGCAGCTGATACTATTTTCTTGAGAGCCTCTCTTATATTACTCTTTTCCTTATCAACTAGTATACGAGCTACCATGGTCGCCGTTCCGAGAAGAACGATAATCCACCCACCAGCTAAAAACTCTTTAAGTATTGATTTTTCTGGTTCCATAAGATAGGCGTATCAATATTTATTATATTAATACACCTATCTATGAAAGTATTTCGGTTATTTTTGTTTAGCAACAAAGTCCATAATCTCGTAATGGAAGTCCTTCTCACTTATATTATCGTATACATTAATATAATATATAGGGTCTTCATTAGTCTGTTGATATACGAATATTCTGTTCGTTTCTTCTTCTAGTACAAAATCGAAATTATCTATTTTACCTCTCATTTTTTTTTATTTAAATTATTTTGACATTAATGGTAGTAGCTTCATTACTATAGACATCTTCAACACTGGATTAACATCTACTTCCTGACCCAACTCCCCATTTATTATATTATAAATCTGAAAACATTCAACGTCTGGTTCGTCATATTGATTAAATTTATATTCTATATGTATAAATATACCATCCTTACCTGTTTCAGCGTGGTGAGTATCTGTATAATGTAGTATATATCTCACGGCCCATGTTAACTAATCTTACTAAGTTTTAGGTCCTTAAATTGTTCTTCCATCTTCATAAACGAGTCGTAATATTTTATGAATTGTGTAGTTAACCTCTCCATCTTACGAGCATCAATCTCTTCTTTAGAGAAGTAATAAGCTTTCCATGTCTTAAGGATATCATCATTCCAGAAGTTAAATAGATTATTCTGAATGCAATGTCTAATCTCATGTAAAAGCGATCCAAATATATACCTCTTGTTAGGCTTTGTCGTGTCTAACTCTATTCTATAATCTTTTATAGAGACAGGAGTACAAAATGAAGTACCTCGAACTTTACTCTTATGAATAATAACAGATATATTTAGGTTTTTTTTATGATTAAACTCTAACATATTAGTTAGTAACGTCTCAAAAACATCAAAGTTAATTCCTGTTTCTCTTTTAACCCTAGCTGACGGTTGCAATATTATCATCCTATTTTTTTAATAACTGGTTCGTAGTATCCTTCTTGAAGAAGCTTCTCCTGAGCTGCATTAGCATCATCTATATTATCAATACGTTCCTTTAGGAAGCGTAAGATACCGCCTTTTTTATCTCGGTATTCAATAACAAATATACCAAAATCAAAGGGCTTTTTTGGAAACCTCTTCTTCATACTATTATTATATCACAGTTCCTTTCAAAAGCAACTAAATAAATGTATGTTCGAAGAAGTTATACTTGAAAACTCAACAGAGAGAATCGCGAAGCTCTACGGTCCTGCAGCACGTGCTGAGGATAACCCTGACACCGGTGTAGAGATAAAGAAGAAAGCTGCATATTATGTTATTAGAGACTGTGCAGGTATTACGCGGAAGTATCTTTCAATACACGTTTGGGGACTATTTGATGATCCTATTCTCGACCTTAAAGGTAAGTTTACTAGCAATGATGTAAAGAGCTTTTTAAAACGAGCAGGAACAGATACAGAAGCTAAGCTTTTAAAGAAGCTAATCCTTGCTGATATAAGAGAAAAGTACGAAGTAGTTCATACATCAACCGGCGCAACTGCTATAAGCTATGAAGCTGATGCAGATGATATATACTCATACTATGAGGAGTATGAAGAAGGTCTTGATGATTCAGCTGAATCAGATGATAGTGAGGAAGAGGCTCTTACTGATGATCAGCTAATACTTAAGTATCTATTCTAAAATGGGACCGCATTAGACAAATACTTATCTAAGTAGTAATCAACCGTCTCGGTTAAGTCAAACTGTTGCTGGTTAGCTACAGCATCTAAATTATGCTTTGTAGATATAGCATACTTAAAGTCATGACCAGCTCTATCTTCTACAAAC